GTTGTAGTTAAAACAGCACTATCTGTCTCTGAATAATCTCTAATTTGTGTTACTAATTCTGCGTATGTGGTCATGGTAATAATGTAACAGGTCCTACTGATTTTCCTGTCCCTCCAAAGTTTCTTATACCACCACTTTCATAATATTTAAAGGCTTTACCTCCAGCATTTACAAATTGATTAACATAATCTGTTCTATCATCAATTAGTAGTTTGTTAGGGCCTCCGTAAACTCCTTTATTAAAGTTTGCTGCGGCTGTAAAAGTTGCTGGAGCCCTGCCTACACCTGATCCAGGAGTACCAAAATTTGTAGTTACCCAAGATAGTTTTGCTGCGTTACCAGTTGTGCCGGCATCTGTAGTTAATACATCCCAACTACCATTTTTAGCAATTACTAGATCAACTAATGCGTCAGCTTCTGCTCTTTTATCTAAAGCTGCAAACCAACCAGGAGTACCAGGAATAGATGCAATAGCTGCTAGTTCATCAGCTGGAGTCATGTCGTACCATTCACCAAGAGGAAGTTGTCCGACAGACTGTAGGTAAGAAGCAACTTTTTGATAGTACTCTGTTTGCACTCCGTCCATGTCTACATAAACAGTTGTAGTTCCTGGAACACAGTTGTCAGTTAAAAACTGTTCTACTAAATCATTAGGACTAAAAGTATAATTATTGTCATCAACTTTTGTAACCAAGTGTCCTCTAGCATCATTTATATTATCTGCATCGACTCTAGCCACTTGTGGATAGTCTGGAAAGTGTGGGTCTGCTCCTCTAAATCTAACGCGGTCCCCGGTGCTATATCCGTGCGCCGGTTGATTTACTGTAACTAAAATAGAATCTACCGGTCCTGCTGCCATAGAATCCTCTGCTAAAAGATGTGCTACAGGTGGTTCTGTTCTAGCAGGTCTTGCATTTTGTAAACCTTGAGCATCACCATAATGAGCTCTTGGTTCTAGTTGTGGATGTTTTGATTCAAACTCTGACCTATGTACAAAAGAACCATTCCATTCTTTTACCATTTCATTATATGGAAACTCCATACCGCTTCGGTCTGAAATAGCTTTAGCGTATTTACCTGATGCAAACTTAGACATCTGGGTAATATGCTTTTGGTGTTATGAAAGTACTTGTTGAAGAACCATCTTCAACTAATGCACGATTTAATTCATCTTCGTACAACATTTTTAATTGTTGAGTAACTTGTGGATTTACTTTTTGAGATAAATAGTATGCAAGCCCTGAAGTCATACAAGGAACAAATCTATAAGGAACATCAGCATTGTTGCTGTATCCGCCTACGTCTTGAATACGTTTAATATAGTACATTGTAATATGGTTTGCAGCCGCTGTAGCGTCCGGAGTTGGGTAAAAACTAATTGTAGTATTATCTATAAATCTTTGAACGTAGTATTGTGTAGGTTGAGCTTTATTAAGTTTATTAGATAAACTTTGATATGTACTTCTGTCTATTTTTGTTAAAGAAGAGTCCGATTGACTGGTTGTAGCCCTATTAGTTCTATAGGCAGCTTCTAAAACATCATCTACACCATAAACGCCATTAGGGATAGACGTAGCACTTGTGCCATCAGCAGAGTTTCTAAAAAACTTATATTCAGCTTGTCCTTCAACAAGATCAATTTCAAGATTACCTAGCTCCCAATAATGCAAACCTCTATTGGCCCACTCTTGAAACATTATGTTTAAAGAACGTCTTGCTGATTTTAATTGATATCCACTAACACTGTCGAGGCCTACGCGATTGTAAGCCTCTTCAATAATATCATCAATTAAGAAACCACTCTCAAAATTAGTAGTACCTGATGTTGCCATTTAGCCCCCTAGTTAAAAGTAATAGTGCAGCTGCCTGATCCAGAGATTGTTAAGTGACAACCATTTTTCATTCTAATACCACTTCCAGGAACAAAGACTTCTAGTCCTTCTGTTCCAAAAAGAAATGTATGAGCTGTGCCTGCGCCTGTAGTTGCATTGTCATGCAAAATAACAGAACCACTTGCGTTGCCTTTTGCTTGAATCGATGTAACCCTACAAGGCCCACCAACTAAAGGTCCAGTAGCGGTTGCTTGAGCTGTTCTCTGGTCTGATGTGAAAGATCCTCCACCTGACATAATATTATCCTCCTAAATTAGTGGGGCCGAAGCCCCACATTAATTAGTTATTAAGCTACTGTTGCGCCGTTTACTGAAGTAGCGACCCACCCAATAGCACTGTTCCAAACTAAAGTTACTGATTCAGCAACTGCGTCAAAAGCAATTGTTGATCCGTTTGCAAATGTAGTTGGAGTAACTGTTGCAGTTCCACCACCATCAACAATCATGTTAATGATTTTCATTTGTCCTGAAGTTGTTCCATCAGCTAAAGTTACTGCAGCGGCTCCACCGGCTGTAGTAAGCTCTGTTATTAGGTTTACAGTATCCGCAGCTCCTGCGCCTGATAATGCTTGTACACCGCCTCTAATGGCTTTGTTGTAAGCAGCATTACTAGTTATAGCACCAGTGCTTGCATTTTTTGTTATATCTTCGAACCCGTTTTCTGATCTAACCGGTCCTGAAAAAGTAGTTGTACCCATGTTTCTATCCTCCTGTTAATTAACACAGTCGCGAGGCCGTCTGGTCAAGTCTGTGTTTCTTCGAATATACGCTTTTAATTTAGTAAATGCAAATAAAAAGGGGCGCCGAAGCGCCCCTTAAAATGGTTTATAACCTTACTGATTATACACCTGGAGATCCGAAGATACCTCTAGGATCAGAGAAGCCGAAGCTGTATCTTTCCCTAGCTTTATATCTAACGTTACCAGTTTCAAAATCGCCTTCCATGGCAGTTTTGATTGGTGCACGAACCATGTGTTTCATTCCGTTAGGAACGTCTGTCTTAATGAAGAAAGACTCTGAATCAGCTAGGAAGTTATTTACCACAAATCCTTGTGGTATCATTCCCATTGATTTCATAGCATTCAAATCATTATCAGCAGTACCAACTCTGTTGGCAGATTTCATGATTCTTTCAGCTGCAAATTGCTGAGCTGGGTGAATGATTAGTTTCATTCCCTTAGCAGCAATCTTTAGTCCACGCTCGTCTGTCATTTTAGCAATGTCAATTAAAGACTGCTCTAATGAAGTTTCAGATAAGTCAGCAGGTGTTGCTAACTCATTTGCAAACGTTCCAGCAATTACTGGGTGGTTAGTTGCACAAAGTGCAACACCATCACCACCTGTAGAAGTAGTGAAAGCTCCATCTAGAATTGCAGCAGCTTTAAGTTGCTTAGTTTGAGCCATAGAACGTGCTAGTGCTTTCGTATAACGAGTTGAAATCTTATCATACAAGTTATCTTCAACAGCTTCCTCAGTGATAGAGAAAGCGAGAGCGATTGTCTCATGTTGATATCTTGCAGTGTAAGTTTCCTGCGCGCTATCGTAAACCACTGCTGCGCCTTCTGACTTAACGGCAGCTTTGTCGAAACCTGATAACATTACTTCTTCTTCGAATGCTCGATCAGAATTTTCTGTATCATAAATTTCAGCGTGTTGGTTTTCGTAGTTTTTGTACTCAAGTCCAAATAATGCATTCAGACCTGGCTCTAGCTCTTTAGCTAGTTGTTGTCTTGATATAGCCATGTATTACCTCCTGCTATTATTTATACTTGTGTTCATTAATCAAAACATTGTACACAGTATGGGCAGCTCCAACCTCGCCGCGGCCTTCTTTTTTAGAAAAGCCTACGATACGTAGGTTAGCACCTGTACCAATATCACTTGTATCAAGTTCTGTATTTGAAACACCAGTTATTGTTGAACCTGCTGCAACTATCATGTCAGCTGTTTTAGAGATATCTGTTACTGCAGAGTTTCCTCCAACAGAATCTCCTTGTACTTCGAACATTTGATATGGATCGTCGTACACGAAAACAGTTGCTGCTTGTGACGCAGGTCTTGTGTTTTTAAAAGTTGGCTTTCCAGTAGAATCGTCGAAAGAAGATCCCCAAAAAACACCTATAGCTGCTGTAGCATCTGTTTGCATAGCATTTGCTGCTGCAAGTTGCACACCACCTGTACCTTCGTCCATCTTTACGACGTCACCTTGGGACATAATAGTAGCATAGCCTACTAGCGCACTATAAGAGTTCATTGCCGGATCTGTACCACCGCCAATTTTACCAATTGGAGCCAAACCAAAAGGGGCATCTATATTTGCCATATTGTTTTCCTCCTTAAAGGGTTATTGTTAATTTATCGATGGTTGAGAAAAGATTAGTCTTTTTTCGAGCCACCAAAAGTTACACGAGTCTGTCGATCTTGATTAATCGGCATACTTGGGTGCTGTTCCTTCAAGACATCGTTTTCAATTGCATCATTTCGATCTTGAGTAATCTTTTTAAAGTACTCTTCACGTGATTGCGCGAGCTCTTCAGATATCCTTGCCAGCACAAGGCCACCAACCCCGATCATACCTGCGTATTTGCCGTTATCTATAGAAGGATAATTATCATTTGGATATTCGTCAGCTCTAACTAACTCCCATCCTGATCTAAGCTTACCTGACATGTTAGTGGTATCGTCGTACCCCATGCTTTCAGCTCTTATCCACCTATGTCGATATCCGTCTGGCGCAGGTGGTGCGTCCAGTGATGATGGAGGAGTCCAAATCTTCGGCTTTTCAGTTTTTGCTCTAGATTGACTCACGCGAGTGGTTTTCATTTTATCTTTTTCCATATGCTTATACCTCCTTCGCGGCTAATTGTTTCGCATATTCTTCTAGCGGCACACCTAATCTTTTAGAAATTGCTACCTGTGAAGGTGTGAGTTTCACAGTTTTTCTGCGTCCTTTTGTACTGGCCGGACGTCGGGCACTTGCTACACTCTGCGTTGGTGCAGTTGTAGATTGCTCCACAGTATCAAATTTGTGCGGAAATGCAACCCTTATTCGTTTGTCGACTTCCGTATAGTATTCTTCTGATTGTGGATCAAATCCTTCGTTTTCAACAAGCTCTTTGTGTATATCAAATGCAGTGTAAGTCATTGCATTATCAGTACCAAACCATCTATTTTTTTGGGCCCAGCTTTCTGCTCTAGGGTCAAAATCAGGTTCTGCTTGTTGTTGAGGTGCAGTTTTTGGTTGTTGTACAACCTGTTCTGCAGCTTGCACTCTTTGTTCTTGGTTTGCTTTGATTTGTTTTAATCTAGCATCTTCCATAGCCATTTCAGCAATAGCTTGTTGAGCTGCAATTTGACCGTCTATGTCTTGCGTCTCTACTGCTTGCTTGTACGCAAGTTTAGCAGCATCCATACCATTATTTACTTTTGCTTCTAGTTCTTGAGTATAAGTAGTGCCAAGTTTGTCGTACTGACCTCTAATTTTGTCTTGTTGTTGTTTTAAAGTTTGAGCGTAAGTAATAGCTTCTTCTTTTTGCCTTTCAGCTTCACGCATTTTACGTGTAAGTTTAGCTATTCTTTTTTTAACACCTTCTGAATATTCTCCCAGTTCGTCTTGGGGTTTATCAGCTTGAACAGCAGGCTGCTCATTAGGTTCCTCAGATGTGTCATCGGTTTCCTCGATTTGTTCAACTTTAATCTCCTCTGTTGGTTCTTCTAGTGATTGTTCTGGAGCATCAAGATCAATCTCCATTTCTTGTTCATCGGTTTCACCGACATCTATTTTATCTTCTAGCATAGTTAATTCCTCCTATGAATTACATTGCGTGAATAAGATCTTCAGGATCATCTATTGTCCCTAGTATCTCGTCATCGTTTAACATTCTTATCTCACCACCATCAATCTGCATACGTGATCCTGCGTATCTTGCAAAGACCACCCATTGTTTTTCTTTACACCATGGTCCTGTTGGATACTTTTCCTCATCCTTGTAACAGAGATCACCCATCTTTAATACGTATCCAACTTGCGTTGCTACACGTGCTTTGTCTAAAGATTCTTGTGCAATAATAATTCCACCTTCAGTTTTTTCTTTAACTTGAAAGGGCATAACAAGTATACGCCATCCTGTAGGATGCGGTAACTTATCTAAATTTGTTTCTTGAGTTTCTTTTTTTGCTTCGTTTTTTGCAATCTTTTTTGCATCTGCTTCAGCATTATATTTATCTTCTAAGGCGTGCGATGTTCGTTTCGTCATCTGGTTCTGGCTCCTTTGGTTGTAGCAGGTTAGAGATTTCCTGTTTAATTTGATCCGTAACGTGGATCTTTCCGAGAATATAGTTATATTTCTCCATATTGTCAACACCACCGCCAATTAAGACGTTAGCGTTGTTTTCCATTATTTCGTCAAGTAGTCTCTGGATCTTGTATACTACGTGTACTGGGTCTATAGCTTCTGACATATTTCTTTTTCTTATCTCCTAAGTTATGCCAAAACTCATCGAGAGCGTTGGCTTTTTGTTTGCAACATTCCCCCGAACGTACTTTTTCTTCAGTGTGACAAGCACACTTCTTATCCTCCACCATTTATCCCCCTAAGTTTTTATTTGCCTTTAAACTTACTAAGAGTAGTAACCCCAAAACTTCCACCAACTATGGTAAGAATAATGATCCAAAAATAATCATTTGCTTGGCCTAATATCTCCCAGCCTGCCGCCATCCATGGTTGCGTCCAAGGTGTGAAATGTGCCAAAATAATGAGGCTCCAGAAAACGACCAAATATTCGTCTTTCCATGAATTAGCAGTTTGTCTCACCTGTTCCATCTGAACACCAATCTTTGCTACGTCCACTTTTGCAGCCGCTTCTATCTCCTTTGCTTTTATAATTTTATCTTTTTCTAGCTTGTGAGAAATTGCGCCAACGGTCTTTTCGGTGATGAGTTTTGCAACGGGATTATTTAATAATCCTCCTCCAAGACCTAAAAGTGGTTTGATAAGTAGCAGTGGGTTCATTAGTTGTTGATGATTACCGCGATGACAATTATAACGCCAACGGCAATTATAATTTTTGTTTTCTTAGTGGTTCCGTTCCACCATTCTTGGGCTTTCCATTTTAAATCGTCGATCATGATGACCTCCTTTTTTTCTTTTTTACACCTGCTTCGCTGAGCGCGATAGCTATGGCTTGCTTTTTATTTACCACTTTTTTATTAGATTTACCAGATTTAAGTTTGCCTGATTTATATTCACGCATTACTTTGCTGATTTTTTTCTCTTTTTTCATTATTTAAGTTTGTATAATGTACCTATACCACTTGACATCGGTCCGCGTAGCGGTGGTACTAGGCCGCCCTGGTTATAGCCAAAAATTTCGTTTTCTAGTCCAGGTATAGTTGTTCCTTTACTTAAATATAAAGCTGTTCCCATTGGATCACCATCCATCTCAATAAAATCGTCTAAGTTTTCTAGTCCACCTTTAGTAGTTGCATCAGCTATACTTAATTGTGGAAAAAGAGATTGCATAACATTAAAGCCGAATAATTCTGGTCCAATATTAAAAGCTGAACTTAATGCGTCACTAGTTTCTTTAAGACTGTCGTCCTGTATTCCTGGTTTAAAATACTTTGATAAATTTGACACAGTTAGTTCAGGAGAATCATCTTCTTCAACAACAGGAATCTCTTGTTCTTTTTTGTTCTTTGCTTCCTCTTGTTCTTTTTGGTAAGCCTCTATTTGTTCTTGCAACAAATTAGATTTTTTGTCTCCAGCCAACATACCCATAATAGACATAAGTCCAAGTGGTGCTATGATGTCGGATTCTCTCATATTAGTTCTCTACTATTGTACTTTTCATTTGCTGAATACCACTTTTAGCTAATGATACGCTTGCTCTTAGCTTTTGGTGCTCATCGTTCTGTTCCATTTTCTCTTCTGCTAGCTCTCGAGCTTGTAATAGTTTAGCTCTGTCCATTGCTAGATCATTTTGTGACTCTTCTTCTTTTCTAGCCTCTTCTTTAGCCCTAAGATCAATTTCTCTGTCCTTAAGTTTCAATAATGGATCATTTTCAATCTGATTTAACACTTCACGTTCTGCTTCTGCGTACTCTGCCATAAATTCAGCTATTAATTGTGATTTTCTAGCCTCCATTGAAGTTTGCATGCTTTGCATTTGCTGTTGTAGTTGCATAACTTGCGGATTTTGCTGCATTTGAGCTTGATTTGGTCCCGCCTGTTGCATAATCATCTGTAATTGTTGTCCCATTTGCTGCATTTGAGTAATTTCTTCGCTAAATTCTAACTCAATCTGCTCTCCAGCCATCAAAGTTATGTGTTCCATGCAATTTTGCTGTAACAAGCCCATTGCTTTTGGATTATTTCGTACAATTGTAGTCCCCATAAACTGTAAATGCGCTTTCATGTGCGCTTGGTGATCTTGTTTTGGGAATGCTTGAAACTTTTTACCGTTCATTGCTAAAATATTTTCACTTGCAGGGTCTAAAGGTGTTGGTTGCATTGGTGGCGGCAATAGTGTGTCAATATTTTTTACACCTAACGCCTCATACATGTGTTTATAAGCATGATACAAATTATGCATTTGCGGATTTGACATTGCCATTTGTAATTCTGTTTGTGCAATCGTAATTCTTTGTGTTTGTGAAAAGATGTTTGGATCTGCAACCGGTATAATGTCGACTCTGTCATCAAAGTCAGTTGCAAAAACTTCTCTTGCACCACCAACAATATCGTATGGATATGTTTTTGGTAAGTACGTTGCAAAACATTTAGCAAGTAACATAAACTCGCATTTCATTGCTGCATAAATTCTTTTGTGAATAGCAGACATGACCCGCGATCCACGTTCCAAGAGCGCCATAGTTGTACCCACGGCTGCCGATTGATTTCCGTCACCCACTTGCATATCTGCAATGGACGCGAAACGTTGACCTGCTTGGACAACAACTCCCATTAGTTGTAGGAGCGTGGCACTTGGGTCTTTAAATGGTAACGGCATGAATGCGTCACGAAGATTTCCACCAGGCGCATCGACATCACGGAACTCTCCCGGCTGCAACGGTTGAGCTTCGTCTCTGACTCTAATACCTCTTTGTTTGAATCCGGCCGGTAAGTTTGACAAGGTGCCGGCGTCAAGAAGCTGTCTCAATGCTGCAGTTGCAGTTCGTGACAGTCCGCCGATCATGTGGATAAGGCCGAATCCATAGAAGCCTAGTCCTGGTAAAAACTTAAAGTGTACAAAATATTCTTTCTTCTTGCGTAACGGATCATCGACCGCGTACGCTCTTCTAACTGATAAAACTTTACTTGAGTCATGGTGAATAGTTACAATGTAAGGTAACTTCAATCCTGTTTCTTCACCTTGCTCATCTTTGTCTTCAAAACCTTCTAGGTCTAATTCAATATGGCATTCTAATAAAGTGTGCACGTCGCTTTTTGCAGTTCTTTCAACACCAGATATATCATCTTTAGTATCGGTAACTTCGTCTGCCTCGTAACTATCTTCACTTAGTTCTATGTCTGCATAAAAACCTGTCAGTTGTTGTTTACGTAAATCGTTTTGTGATATTTTTATTTTGTGAATAATTACATCAGTATCTTCTAGAGAAGTTGCATTGTAACTAACATACAAATCTTCTGCAGGTACAAATTTAGAAACACATCTATTCAAAACAGAATCGTAATAAACTTTTTTAAATGTTGATCCTGCTAAAGGTAAATTAAATAACATCTGATCAAACTCAGGCTCGTACTCTTTCATATTTACCATAAGCTGATAATTCATAAAATCTTTTACACGTGCAGATTGTTTTTCTGAATCTGGATTGTGCGCACCAATAATTTGAGTTCTGACCGGCCCTTGTGCTGGAAGTAATTCTTTATAAGCTAAAGCCTGAAACTGTGTAACAGCTTCAGCTAGTACAGGGTGAGTTGCACCACTTGCGCCCTGGAATGGTTCTGATCTATTTTCATATTTAAAACCTAAAAGCTCTAAACCTTTGGTGTAAGTGTCTTCCCAATCAGATCTACCTGATTTAAAATCTTCATAAGAATCTTCAAGATCAGATGCAACTTCTATTAATACATCCTCATCTAAAAACTCAACTAAGTTAGTGTCAAAATCTTGACCACTTTGAAACTGTTCTGCTTGTGGATCAAAATCTATTTCTGCACCGCCGTCATCCATCATCTCAACATTTACTTCTGTCGGATCATTTGCTTCACGTTCCTGTATTGCTACTTCAACTGACTCGTCAATTACGTTAGTTGTTTTTGTTAAATCGCTTACTTTATCTATTGCCATATTATTACCTCGTTAAATTATGCTAGGCCGTTACCATTACCTGTTGCGTTAGCTCCTGGACCTGCTGATGGACCGCCACTAGTACCAGTACTCCCATGATTACCACCCCCTGTACGATCATTAAATGCGTCCGCAAGTTTGTCGTGTTGTGACTGTTGTGCTGTTCTGTTCGCATTAGTTGCAGCTGAAGTTGCTCCTTCAGCTATTGAAGCTTGTCTTTGTCTTTCTCTATATGCTTCGTAGGTTTCGTTTATCTTATCAACCACTGGAGAAACTATATTTCTAATTGCAAAATTAACTGGGCTAAAAGTTCTAAACGCATTCATAATACCATCAAAGCTAAATCCATCTTCTCCTTCTTCTCCCTCTTCTCCTTCTGCAGCTTGATTAAAACCAAAGAAGCTTCTAATGTTGTCCATATTAATTTCTCCAGTTACTGGATTGTCTTGCTCTCTATAGGGGTTACCATCACCGCCACCACCACCGAATGGAGGAGGTACACCAATTTCAGGAAAAGGATTAATTTCAGGAAAAGGTATAAAAGTAGAATTTATCGGATCTTGACTTTGGTTCATTGAATTTAAGATTCCAGACTGTAAAGTCGAATCAAAAGAAAAAGTATTCTTAGCAGGGTCGAATTTTGTTAAATTTGCAATACTCATTAATAGTACGTCCTCGCGTGTTCCGGCAATGGTTCATCCTCGTAATCATCGGGATGCTCGACAAAGCCACCTTGTCTAAATCTCATTACGGCTTGAGTCATACTATCCACTAAGTCGTCATGTTCACCTAATGGAAATGCAGCGCATTCCTCAATAACCTCTTCTGCAAACTTTTTGTCTGGTGCCCAAATCATTCCAGCCTCAAACAAAGGAGCTACAGAGTTTATCCTTGTATGTTTATCATTTCCTTTACTCGGTGTAAAGTTAATAACTGGTATCCCTAGTTTACGTAATTCGTACGTTAAAGGCAAGCCTGAAGCTTTAGCCTCCACGATCACCGTTTCGGGCTTCCAGTAGTCATATTGTTCTTTAGCTTTCTTACGTAACTCTGGAAACTCGTATCTATCCTTGACCATGTCCAATAATATTAAATTAGGTGCGTCGCCTTCATTTGGATGAAAAACTCCCCAAGTCGTAATGGCGCTGTAGTCAGCCGTTTCTTTTTTCATAAACGCCGTATCATAAGACTGAATTACATGTAATAGTGCCGGTGGTTCTGGCTTATCATACAATTGCCACCAATCCCTTTTGATAATACTACCTTCTGCTGCTGTCGGATTTTGTTGGTATTGTGCGTTCCATTTTAGTATACTCACGGATGCTTTTACCGCTTCAAGCTCTTCTAGCTTCCAATAACCAGGCCAAACCGGTTTCCCGCTTGGAAGTATTGCTGGGAACTCGATTACTTCCCATTGGTCTGCTTTTGGTTCTGCTTGTCCTTTTATCAGCTTACCGGTTAAATCAGCAACATTCCAACGAGTCATCACTACTATTATTCTGCCGCCAGGTTGTAACCTCTGACGAGGTCCAGATGTGTACCACTCATAAACTCTATCATAACTGGCCATGTTCATTGCGTCCTGTTCGGAATGTGGGTCATCAATAATAAGTAAGTCCGCTCCACGGCCCGTGATTGATCCACCAACACCCGCGGCATAATATTCTCCGCCCTGGTCCGTTTCCCATTTACCGGCGGCTTTTGAATCTTCTTTAAGTCTAGTGTCAAATATCTCTTGGTACTCTGCCTGCTCCATAAGACCTTTAGCCTTACGACCAAACCTCACGGCTAACTCAGCGTTGTTCGTGGCTTGGATTATTTTTAACTTAGGATTGTTTCCAATCATCCATGCAGGTAGAAAGTTGGATGCAAACTCAGACTTAGTATGTCTTGGCGCCATATTAATAATTAATCTTTTTAGATCACCATTAGCAACCTGATTAAATTTTTCTGCCATAATTTTATGATGATCACCTTCAATAAAATCTGGCCATAGATGTTTTACAAAAGTTAAGAAATCATCTCTAATATTTTGTTCCTTCTTTTTCTCTTCAAGAAGAAGCATTGTCTTAAGATATTCTTTCCTGGTATCAGGCGGTAATTGTTTAACTTGTTCTGGGGTTAGCATTTGAAAAAAATTTATAAAAAATTTTGCACCTTTTTGTTTCTAGCAAAGTGAAAATGATTTTAGCCCATATCTATTTACAAATCAAACTATATATCAACATATAGGATCCCTTTCTGACAGAATCCGGGTGGGGTGGGGGTCATGACTTTCTAGCTCAGAATCTGACATGGTACCTCTATTGGCGGGGTGGGTGGGCCCCTCAGTGCTCAAGCACATACTACATATGGGGTGGGTGGGCCCGCAAGGGCACAAGATCTTGTGTCAAGAAAAAAACGACACAAATAAAAAAAGTTATCCACAGTGACATTTATGCAACCTACATGTGGTGGGTGGGCCCACAAGGGACACAAGATATGTCAATAAAAAAATAAAGTTATCCACAGAAAAAAATAAATTAATACTTGATTATTATATGATAATATGAGATAAGATATTATTAATTAACTAACAGAAAGTATAAAGATGATTAAATGTATAAGATGTGATTGCAATACAACACACGATTATATTGCACAAGTTGAGAGTGGTGATGTCTGTTTAGATTGCATTACTCAAGATGAAGATGACCAATTACAATGGGAACAAGCAGAAGCAAGGTTTGAGCAGTTCCAAGAAGCACAAGGGGAGGGCTAATATGTACGCACTTTTAAAAATAGATCAATACAAAAGTATTGAGTGGGGTGTAGATGTAGTATTTCAAACACCTAAAATAGAAGTTGTCAAGGCTATGAAGTTAGTCAAAGAGAACGCACTAGAAGAAGAAATTAAAACAGAAAGGCAGTATGACGAAGATTATACGCCAAGCACAAATACTGTTTTTCAAATAGTCGAGTTGGTTAATTAATCTTGACGATTGGGAACATATCTATATGATATGTTCCCATAACCAATAGAAAGGATAATAAATGTTAGATAAAAGATATGATGAGATATATTCTATCTTAGACAAAGAGGACAAGCCAATAGCTTTGGAGTGGATTCAAACAGAACTAAGCAAGGCAACACAATTCAAGATACATTTTTTTCATAATGGCAAAGAGGATATTATAATACGCAAGGGCTTCTTTGATGAAAAATGTAGAGTGTGGGAAACTAAGCAAGGCAAAGTTGCAGTATGTTTTGTATGCTTAGATAACAACGATCAAATCAAAGGTTATAGAACTGCAACCGATATAGAACATATCGAGGCTATGATACCTAATACAATGGAGGTAATGAACTAATGAGATATTTTAGTAGTAATGGCTGGCTAGCCATTTTTCTATTTTGTGCTTTCATCTATTTTCCAGTACGCATGATAGCTAGTGTGTTTTTTGGAATATGAGTAAGAACGCAAGGTACTGTGTGACTTGTGGTAAGAAGTTTTACCCCAAGTCATACTCAGCATATCCTCAAGATGATTATTCTTACACAGATTATCCAACACGATATGAAGTGGAGCCAATCCACAAGCACTTTCATTCACAAAGCTGTATGAAAGAGTGGATTGCAAGATACTCTCGAGAGTTCTCTAATTTAATTGACAACATATCACATAATGTGATAGAAGATAATAGCAACCAAGAGAAAGGATAATATATGGAAGCTAATAAACTAAGACTAAACCAACAGAAACGACAGCTACTCAAAAGAGAGTGGGCTTCGACTGTTTGGAATAAGACACCTATGGAAGTTGAGGACAATCTAAAACTTGCCATAGAAAATTACAGAACAATAAAACAACAAACTTGGGATAATGTAATCACCCCTATAATGGATAATAAGTTTCCACTAGAGGATATGCAAGTATTAGCCAAGTACGATAGAGGTAGCAATCATTACAGATCATTCACAGAAATAGATCAATGCTTTTATTTTAAGCCGACACATACAGATAGTAGTGAAAGCCAATACAAGTGGACTATTAGTGATGATGAAATGCTAGCATTGTATCACTTCGAGTTGCAAGAGAAAGGACACCAAGCGACACTAGAAGTTGAGTATAGTGAGACAAGTAGAGATCGCAACCCTCACTACCACGAAAAGACAAAAGCTATGGAAGAAGATTTGTCAAAAGTATCAACAAGTCTTGATCGTGGCTTGTGGAATAAACATGGCTATCATAGAGGAGGTAGAGATTATAGTGATGACATTTCTGCTTTCAGTCGTATCGTACCGAATACGGGTGGCTGTCATTCTCGTACCATGATGTGTGAAGAACACCATTGGGAACAGCTTAAGATGTATGCAAAGGCTCAAAGTAGTTTGACAAATGCACACCGAGAGTTGTGGCAAATGAAATACGAGTTAATCAAAGATATGAACAGTATCATTGACCAAGCTAAGTTCTTGTCTGATGTCAAAGAGTATTGGCAAGATGTCGAGGATTGTGTTTCGTTTGAAACAAGTGATCTATCAAGAGAGTTATCTATTGTATCAGACGATACAAAAGAAAGACTAAGACATTCACTAGCAGTAAGACAATCTGCTAGAGAACAGCAACCAAAAGAAGTTGAAGTTGCTGTGCCAACGCAAGGTTTTGCATTGGTAAATTAATACTTCTAATACTTGGCATGGTAGGTATATCTGTAAGTCCAAGTATAAACTATGAGAGCTACCGAGTGCTAAAAGTATCTGTCTTTAATTCTAGGCGTCAGATATATAACCAATCCTAGATAATGGCGTACAAGGGCTCTCACCCGTACACTTTAGAATTATTCTAAAGTATAAATATTCAGGGAGGGTGGGCCCTCAAGCCCGCAAGCGATTTGTCAAGTTTTATTTTGACTTATCCACAGAAAAGATTCATTGACATTATGTCAGGAATATATGATAATGTGATAATTATAAACAGAAAGGATACTTATGAAAACTTATAGCGTAATGATATTAAAAGCGGATGACTCACCAGCTGAGATCCATCATATCGATGGTACAGGCGGCCCCGCTTTTGATAAGATCTACCCGTTGATCAATGCATCAATGATTGAAATAGCTCAGGGCCGCTGGGTCCAGTCAGATGGCCAGGCCGTTAACGTGGACCTGTTCTGTGATGAAGAGGCATTGCTGAAGGCGGATGCTAAGATTAATCACCGCGCCAGCCACTTACGTTGGCACCTGTTTAAGAATAAATACGGCGCGCAAATGCCTGATCCTAGACTGGCAGGCGACGTGGCCGTTGTCTTCCCGCCGCGCCTTAAGCTTGATAAAAACTGGACCCCGGACTTCCACGGCCAGCCACTGGTTCACGCTGAAGATGCAGAGATATTTGCAGCCGCGGATAAGGTGGCCTCGATCATTGACTAATAGATCAACGTATAATAGCAGGATGCTGCGGGCTGAGCCCGCGGCACCTGCTGCGCGGAACGGCGTCCGCGGCACTGTCAACCCGTACTGGCTGCAGCAAGCTGAGAAGCGCAAGCAAGGCACAAGGCACAGGCAGCAAGCCTATAAAAAAGCGCAAGCGCGCAAGGGCTCAGGCTTGACAAATATATAATATATGATAATAAGATATAAATAATAGAAAGGATAATTTATGAAAAAGCAAAAGCTGCTGGGCGTAGGCACCAGTTATAAGACAATCAAATCGGAGAAAATAGGCGTGCTCACAGGCATTCTTTATATGGCCCCGTATAACCTGAGCGGCAAGAACGTATGTCCTAACGCCAGCACAGGCTGCGCGGCTGCATGCCTGAACACAGCGGGCCGGGGAGCAATGAACGTTGTACAGGCTGCGCGACTCAAGAAGACGAATAGATTCTTTGAGGACCGCCAGCAGTTTCTCTGGGACCTGGTGATAGAGATAAGCGCGCTGCGCCGTAAGGCAAAAGCTAAGGGCATGAAGGCAGCCGTTAGGCTTAACGGCACCAGCGACCTACCGTATGAAAAATATAAGGTTCGCGACACTGGTAAAAATATTATGGAGCTGTTTCC